TGCTGACCCAGCTTCCCCTTGGCGGCTCCCAGTACCTGAAGCTTTGGTATGACGAGGCCAAGAAGCGTCCCTGCGCCGAGTTCATGCCGATTGACCGGGTGATCGTTCCGTTTGCTGCGACCAACTTCTACACCGCACAACGGGCGACCGAGATCCACGACATCACCGAGTGGGAGTTCAAGCGCCGGATTCGCTCTGGGCTTTACCGGGATATCAGCCTGATCCGCTCCTCGATGGAGCCGGAAGAGTCGAAGTCCCAGAAGGCCAACGACAAGATCGAGGGCCGCAAGTTTGAGGACAACGAGGACGGCCTTCGCAACGTCTATCACATCTATACATGGCTGGAGCTTGACGAAGATAGCCATGCCAACGGTGAGAGCGCCCCGTACATCCTGATGATCGACGAGCTTGAGAACGAGGTTGTCGGGCTGTACAGGAACTGGGAAGAGGGCGACGAGACCATGACCAAGCTGGATTGGGTCGTGGAGTTCAAGTTCATCCCGTGGCGGGGAGCCTACGCGATCGGCATGCCGCACCTGATTGGTGGCCTGTCTGCAGCGCTTACAGGAGCCTTACGGGCACTGCTGGATTCGGCGCATATCAACAACGCGGCGACGATGCTCAAGCTCAAGGGAGCCAAGATCTCCGGGCAGAGCCAGCAGGTTGATGTGACGCAGGTCTGCGAGATTGAGGGTGCCCCGGGCGTGGACGACATCCGCAAGATTGCGATGCCCATGCCGTTCAATCCTCCCTCGCAGGTTCTATTCTCGCTGCTAGGCTGGCTTGATAAGGCGGCTAAGGGGGTAGTGACCACCGCCGAGGAAAAGATCGCTGACGTTAACGCTAACGCGCCTGTGGGCACGACTCAGGCGTTGATCGAGCAGGGTGCGGCGGTATTCTCGGCAATCCATGCGCGGCTGCATGATTCTCAGGCGCGGGTGCTGAAGATCCTTGGCAGGCTCAACCGGTGGTATCTGGATGACCAGCGCAAGGGTGAAGTGGTTGCGGATCTGGAAATCGAGCGGGAAGACTTCAAGCGCAACACCGATGTCGTTCCGGTCTCTGACCCGCACATCTTCTCCGAAACCCAGCGGATGGCGCAGATTCAGGCTGTCTTGGCCCGGGCGGACAAGTACCCCGATCTGTACGATCGCAGGGCGGTGGAAGAGCGCTTCCTCAAGCAGATCAAGATCCCGGGCATCAACGAGATCCTGAAGAACACCCCGGCCCCGGAGGAGCGCAACGCTGCCGACGAGAACGTGGCGATGGCGATCGGCCAGAACGGCTACGCCTACATCCATCAGGATCATCTGGCGCACATCCAGAGCCATCTGGACTTCGGTTTGAACCCGGCATTCGGTGGCAACCCGATCATGGCCTCGATCTACCTGCCAAGGGCGCTGGAGCACATCAAGCAGCACATGGTTTTGTGGTACCTGAACCGTACCAACGGCTATGTGACCAAGGCGCGGGGCAACAAGCGGATCACCGAGGCTGAGTACGAGGACGTTCGCCTGACGGCTGAGATCGACAAGGTCTTCGCTGTTGCATCGCAGCATGTGGTACAGGACTCCCAGAAGGCGTTCCAGCAGGTTGTGCCCAAGCTGCAGCAGATGTTGCAGGCAATGCAGCAGATGACACCCAAGCCGCAACTGCCGCCTGAGGCTCAGGTGGTGATGGAAACCAGCATGGCCGAGACTAACCGTCGGGCGCAGCGGGATCAGGCTGAGTTGCAACTGGAAGGCCAGAAGGTATCGATGCTGGCCGAAGAAAAAGCGCGTCGTGAGCAGATTGATGTGGCGCTAAACGCCGCAAACAACCTGACCAAGGAGCGCATTGAGACTGCACGTTTGACGCAAAAAGACGCCGAACTGCAAGCCGAGCAGTTTGAAACTGCAATCACGCTTCAAAACGAAGCACAACGTCGTCTCTTAGGAGGTTAATTATGGCGCAGCAAGACAGCACGATGATCCCGATGCACAAGCGTATCGCTATGGGCGAGAAGCTTGATGGCACTTCCCTGCAACCCAAGGGCCAGCAGCAAGCCCCAAAATCCGATAAAGGAGCGTTGAGCCAAGCTAAGAAGAAATGAGATACGTCTCAGACCTAGTCGGCGCTATTAAGGCGCGTCAAGCTGAAATAAAGCTGTCTCTAGCAGCGGGAAACCCTGCGTCATGGGAGGCGTACCAGCGCGTCGTCGGTCACCATCAGGGGCTAGAAGAGGCCCTTGAAATACTCAACAACCTGTTGAAGGAAGAAGATGAAGATGAATGAACCGGAAGCGTTTAACGACGCTGACATTGCTTGGGCATTTCCGAGTGTAGACCCCGGTGCGAAACCTCTTGGCGGCAGAATTCTTGTGCAATTACGCCGCACTAAAAAGAAGGCAACCAGTGCCGGGATTATCTTGGTTGAAGAGACCAAGGAAACCGAAAAGTGGAACAACATGGTGGCGAAAGTCGTCGCAATTGGTCCGCTTGCCTTCCGCAACCGCGATACGAACGAACAATGGCCTGAGGGATCTTGGTGTTCGGTTGGAGACTATATTCGCGTCCCTAAATGGGGTGGCGATCGCTGGGAAGTACCTGTTCCCGGGGAGGAAGATAGTCTGGAAGACCCAGCGCTATTCATGATCCTGAACGATCACGAGGTGATTGCGACGGTCACTTGTAACCCGCTATTGATGCGGTCGTTCATTTAAGGAGCGAAAATGAGCACTGATACTCAAGTTGAAGAGCGGATAGAGGTCAAGGAGGAGCAAGACGGCTCTGCTGTCGTCGAACTTCCTGACAATATCCCCAATCCTCAGGCGCAAGAGGAAAATGACGAGATTGAGGCGGCAGATGGTGGGGCCGTTTCTGAAGATCCGGAAAATGATGACAGTCCGGACGACTCTGATGCGCTGCGAGAGGCCAAACGCGCCCGCCGAAGGGCTAAACGCGAACTGGTTAAGCGCACAAATATCGAAAAAGACCACAAATTAGCCCTCCTAGAGCGCCAAAATCAGGAACTTTTGGAGCGTTTGTCGGCTGTAGAGCGAAAAACGCACTCTGCGGACATCGCCCGGATCGATAAGGCGATCGAAGACACCGCCCTGCGACTGCAATATGCCAAGGCAAAGATTGCCGAGGCGACCAATATGCAGGATGGGGAGGCTTTGGCTAAGGCTCAGGAGATGTGGTACGAGGCCCGCCAGCAGGTTGATACCCTAAATAACCTGAAAAAAACGGCGGTTCAGCCCCAAAAGCAGCAAAACATCCCCGACCCGAGGTTACAGCGAAATGCTGCTAACTGGATGGAGCGAAATAGCTGGTACAAGCCCGATAACAAGGACATGGACAGCAAAATCGCCAAACAGGTCGATGAGGAGCTAACTTCCGAGGGTTGGGACCCAACGCGAGAAGATTATTGGGAAGAACTTGATAATCGCTTGCAACAATATCTCCCTCACCGATACAATCGGAATAACGACGAAGTTCCGTCGGCTCGTAGTAAACCAAGGAGCGTTGTAACTGGATCAGGGCGCGAATCTTCAACTCGTGCTGGTGGCTCAAATACCTTCACCCTTAATGCAGAACAGGTTAGGGCGATGAAGGATGCGGGTTACTGGGACGATCCGGAAAAACGGAATCGAATGATCAAGCGCTATGCTCAAGAAGCACGAAAAAACCAAGGTTATAGGAGCTAATAATGGAATCTCGTCTTAAAAAATCTCTGAAAGCTGGTGGACGCCAAGATCGCTCAAGCGAGGACGCTACCCGTCAGCCCCCTCAGGAAAAGTTCATTTCAGCGCAGGAACGTCGAAAGATGTGGAGCGATGAGTGGACGCAGTCGGCTTTGCCTAAACTCCCGGAAATGCCGGGATGGCACTTGTGCTGGCTTTCAACCACCAACAGTTACGACAGCATTGATAAGCGTATTCGGCTTGGGTACGTTCCGGTTATGGCCGATGAGTTACCCGGGTTTCAGAATTACAAAGTCAAGGCTGGTGAGCATGTTGGACAAATCTCGTGTAACGAGATGCTGCTTTTCAAGCTGCCGATGGATGAGTATCAGGCTTTAATGACTCACCTCCATTACGAGATGCCCAACGAAGAGGCGGAAAAAATCCGTGTCCAAGTTGAGAATCTCCAAAATCAGCGCGATAGCAACGGGAAATCCCTTGTGCGGTTGGAAGGAGACGGGCTGGGCAAACTCGATACACCAACCAGTACCGCCCCCGTATTCGAGGGGTAACAAATGGACAAGGAGTAAGACTATGTCTGCAACCTCTGCTCCGTTCGGTCTGCGCCCTGCGTTCCACCCCTCCGGTTTGGATCGCGCACAGGCGCTGGCTAACGGCATCACTTCGGGCTATGCCTCGGACATCCTCAAAGGTCAACCGGTTAAATACGCCACCGCTGGCGTTATTCAGCCTGCTGCAGCCGGAGAGGCTTTTGTTGGCGCTTTTGATGGCGTCGAATGGACTGACACCACTGGCCGTCGCCGCGTGTCGAACTACTGGCCTGCCTCCACGGCATACCAGACCGGTTCGTGCGTTGCGTACTTCTACAACGACCCGAACATCGTTTACGAAATTCAGGCTGCTGGTTCGCTGGCTCAGTCTGCGGTTGGCGATATGGCCGACCTGAGTAACACGACTGCTGGATCGACGACTACCGGTCTGTCGCAATGCACTCTGTCCACCACTTTGGCGGGCGCAGGCAACAGCGCACAGATGCTGATTCGTGATCTGGCTCCGTACCCCGGCAATGCTTGGGGCGATGCGTACACGATTGTGCGGGTAACGGTTAACGAGTCGCAAGTCAATGCGTCCGTTAACGCTATCTAAGGAGGGCTAAGACATGGCAGCCCCGATGCGTAGTACCGACTTTCGGTCGATTGTTGAGCCAATCCTCAACGAGTGCTTCGACGGAGTCTATGACCAACGTGCCGACGAGTGGAGCCGCGTGTTCCGCGAACAAGAAGGCATTCCGCGTAACTATCACGAAGAGCCGGTCCTGTACGGTTTTGGTGCCGCTCCGCAACTGCCTGATGGCACTCCGGTGACCTATCAGCAGGGCGGTGTGCTCTTCCTCAAGCGCTACGTTTATAACGTCTATGGTCTGGCCTTTGCGCTGACCAAAGTGCTCGTGGAAGACGGCGACCACATCCGTATCGGTCAGGTTTACGCCAAGCACCTTGCTCAGTCGCTGATTGAGACCAAGGAGACCCTGTGCGCCAACGTGCTGAACAACGCCTTTACTGGCGGCGCTTCGGCTGGTGGTGACGGTGTCGCCCTGAACAGTGCTTCGCACCCGATCGTGAATGGTACGTTCTCCAACCTGCTGACCACCGCAGCCAACCTGTCGCAGACTTCTCTGGAGCAGATGCTGATCCAGATCCGTCAGGCGGTTGACAACAACGGCAAGAAGATTCGTCTGGTTCCGCGCCAACTGGTCGTGGCCCCGGGCAACCTCTTCCAAGCTGAAGTGCTGCTCAAGTCGGTTCTGCGGGCAGGCAACGCAAACAACGACATCAACCCGATCAAGTCCATCGGACTGCTCGACGAGGGTGCCGCTGTTCTGTCGCGTCTGACCAGCGCTACCGCTTGGTGGGTGCAGACGGATGCGCCGGAAGGTATGAAGCTGCTGATGCGTCGTCGTCTGGAGAAGACGATGGAAGGTGACTTTGAGACCGACACCATGCGGTACAAGGCCACCGAGCGTTATGACGTTGGCTTCACGGATCCCCGTGCCATGTACGGCACTCCGGGCGTCTAAATCAAGCCGGGGGAGCAATCCCCCGCTTTTAAGGAGAACCGGACATGGGAAACCAAGTGACCAACATTGGTGGGGTTCTCTCGGCTGTTACCGCGACTATTGCTTATACCGATAGTTCTGCAGTGACAGTGGGGACGATCCCGGCCAATGCGCAAATCATCGATATCAATATCGATGTAACCACTGCATTTGATGCAGGCACCACCAACACGATCGAGGTTGGCAATTCGGGCAACGCGGACGCTTATGTTACGGCGACGGCTGTCGATTCTGCTGGTCGCGCAAGTGTTGCTACCACTGGCGTTTATGCCGACTGGGCTGACGTAGGATCCGCTGAAGTTGCGGTGACTGCGACGTATGCTCAGACCGGTACGGCGGCAGCGGCGGGTGCAGCACGGGTGACGGTGGTTTATCGATCGCCCGCGCCATAACGAGAGAATCATGGGCTATGCCGTTTATATCGTAACCAATGTTGTTAATGCTAAGCAGTACGTTGGCATTACCAATAACTTGGGCATTCGATGGAAACGGCATAAAAAAGCTCTTGGTGAAACACCTCTTTTGCATAGAGCCATCAAAAAATACGGGAAGGAATTTTTTGTGTTTTCCCACATTGCTGATGCTTTTGACAAAGAGGCTGCTTTTGATCTTGAGAGGATTCTGATTGAACAGCACAATACTTTTTATCCAAATGGTTACAACTTAACCAAGGGGGGAGAAGGTGGTGCTGGCGCTAAGATCGGAAGAGTGCTATCCAAAGAGACAAAGAAAAAAATTTCTGAATCTCTTAAAGGCAAGCCAAGCCCAAGAAAGGGCGCAAAGTTGTCTGACGAAACAAAACAAAAGTTGCGTGAGTCAAAAGTTGGCAAGCCGAGCAAAAGACTTGGATATAAGCACTCCGAAGAAACTATTGCAAAAATCAGAGCGCAAAAAATAGCCCGTGATCTTCTTAAAAAAGTAAAGGAAACTGAAAATGTCTAGTTTCAGACCTATGGTGAAAATGGACACCACTGAGCCGACGGTCGAACTGAAGCTCAAAAAAGGTGGTTCCGTCTCCAAGCCCAAGAAGATGATGGATGGCGGCAT